GATCCGAAAGAAAGTCGAGATGCTGCACCGATCCGTCGTTGGCGAGGATCGACTTCCAGACTTTCGACTCGTCCTTGCCCTTGCTGGCCAGCAGATTTTTGAGCGCCGGGTTGTAAACCTTGTGTGATCCCGAAAGTGTTTTGTGGATAAAGATGTTTTCGGGAAACTGTTCGATTGACGGCGAGATAGGACCGTCTGGCACGAAGATTGACGACGAAGCGTTCGGAGCAACGGCCATGCGGTGCGAGAAGCGGTGCCCTGTTCCTTCCATGTCCGGCGCTTCCCCACGCTCACGTCCTAGCTTAAGTGAGGCTTCGACGGTCTTGGCTTGTAGGTGCTCAAAGATCATCACGTTGTAGGCACGCGCTGTGTCACCGCCCCAGACAAGCATCTTGTCTTGCAGGTAGGTTTGTAGACCCATCGCCCCCAATCCGACCGAGCGCTCATTTCGCGCTGAGTTGACGGCACGCCAAAGCTCAGGAGGAGCCTTTGCGATGAAGTCGTCAAGCGTGTTGTCGAGCATCCGCATGAGGTCTTCGATGAACAGAGGATCGTCCTTCCACTCATCGAACTTGGTGAGGTTGGTGCTTGACAGGCAACACACGGCAGTGCGATCAGCCGACGTGGGCAGCATAATTTCGGTGCAGAGGTTGGACTGATTGATCGTAAGGCCCTTGGCCTTCAACGGCTCCGGCAGGGCCCGTTGGGCTGTATCCTTAAACAGAATGAAGGGCTCGCCGGTCTGGTGACGCGTTTCGACGATCTTACGCATAAGACCACGAGCGCTGACGACCTTCTTGACGTGTCCGGTCTTTGGACTCTTGAGTTCCCAATCCTCGTCGTTGATGCAGGCGTGCATGAACTCGTCGGTGATAACCACGGCGTGGTGGAGGTTGAGCGCCTTGCGGTTTGCATCCCCTCCCGACGGCTTGCGGATTTCAAGGAACTCATCGATCTCAGGGTGCGAGATGTCGAGGTAGGCCGCATAGGAACCACGACGCGTCTTACCCTGCGAGAAGGCGAGCATCATGCGATCGAGAACAGCGATGAACGGGATGGCACCACTGGACGCCGAGCCACGCGACGTGGCTTCTGGTCCTCGGGCACCGATATAGCCACCAACGCCACCACCAAGGCTGGAGAGCCAAGAGGTCTCTTCGTAGTGTTGGTTGATACCTGCGCGGCTGTCGGCCATGTAATTGAGATAGCAGGAAATCGGCAGCCCGCGCGATGTTCCGCCATTCGAAAGCAGCGGTGTGGCGAACATGAACCAGCCTTTGCTCGCATAGTCGTAAAGACGCTGCGCGTGTGCCGCGTCGTCTGCGAAGGCAGCAGCGGCTCGTGCGAATGCTTGCTGGGGGCTGGTCTCTCCCTCCACGAGGTAACGATCTCGGAGGGTTTCAATGGCGTGAGCGGACAGCAGGGCGTCGCGCCCGAGGTCAATAGCGACCTCGTTCGGGGAGACTGGCATAGTGTTTTTATCCGTAGCTGGAGTGAACCGTGAAAGGTCTATCAGTATACTAAAAATTGCGGTTCACTTCAAGGAATGAATTTACTCTGCCTGCAAATTTTAACCTTGACAGAACTTAGGTTATTCTGGCCAATGCCTTGGCCACGCTGAAACGCGGCAATGCCAAGCCGGTTCCGTAAATCCACGCTTGGTTTGAAGTGGCGCGTTCACCGTATGAACCAATTTCAATGCCTGCAAGCATGAAATCGAATCCATCACGAGTCTCTTCAACGTCGATGGTGAACTTGGGCTCATTCGCCTCGCCAATGATCTGCATCACTTCGTGTGCATCGTCCATCACCCGAGAAAGGTCAGCCTCTTCACTCGTGACGAAAAGCTCGACCTTCATGAAGTAGTCGCGTGTCAGGAGATCGGTCTTGTTTTCCCAACGGAAGCATGGCGTTACGCCGACGTAAGCGTCAGGTGGGAGGTTCATAGACAGGAAACCTTGCTCGGCCGAACCGACGAGACAGTTGCCTTTCTCTTCGCGCCAAGGGTGCATCTCCTTACGCCCCGCAAGATCAACCTGAAACCCGGTCCGAATACAGGCGGCCCGTTCGTCCAGCGTCGCGTAGATGTCGTGGGGTTTCACCAGCCACGGAACTTCAACGTAGCGGTAGCCACGCTTGACGTATTCTGAGACAGCCTGCCCCAGCAGCGGGTAATCAATCTTCGGCGTCATACTGTTCCCATTCCTCTTGCTCGCGACGGTCTTCGCATCCGATACAATCACCGCTGTCCGTATCGAGATGATCAAGCGGGACGACTTCACCACAACACGGGCACTCAGCCCGGTCATCAAAATCATCAAAGCCGCCGTCATCCCACCAGCCGTCCATCACTCATCCTCCACGACTTTGGGCTTGCGGGCCCCGCTTTCGAAGGCCCGGTCGGTCACCGCAGACATGGCAATGAGATCGTCGAGAGTGATGGACGGATGGTTCTTGACCAACCAGCCCTTGATGGCCCCGATCACGTCTGAAAGTTCTACCAGAGCCATGATCGCGACGCCTTGATCAAGAGCGTCAACGAACTCATCGATCTCTTCGTAAATCTTGGAGTCTTCGCCATAGACGCCGCGAGCGATTTTGGCGATGTGGTAACCATGGGGTGTATCAGATTCGGCCACGTTTTGCCTTTCGATGAGCGCGAGATTCAACGGCCATGGCCTTACGGCGCTGGCCCCGGTTAAGTCCTGCGTAGGGGTCTTCTTCACGCGTTACGACCCAGTTCTCACCATCGAATGCGGTAAGCTCGGTTGTGGACGCGGTAGGTGTGGGGGTGTCGTTCGGGTCCATGTCGTCGATGTAGATCGCGTCGCGTATTCTCAGGCGAGCCATCAGCTTGTCAGAGCGTAGTTCACCAACAGGAGCATGGCCAAGCAGAATGCACAGGCTGTTCCCATTACCTTAAGGTTTATTTCGGTTACCATAACGTCCTCTCTTATATTAAAAATTGCGGCTCATGTCAAGGAAAACCGCGAAGATGAAACGACTTCGCTCCGGGGACGACGCGTTCGATCTCCTGCATCAATTCATCAGGCTCGCTGTCGATCGGAAGAAGCTCCGGGGCCCTTGATGCGTTGTCGTATACAATAACCGAACGTGTGGGGTGGGAAGGGTCCGCCGTAACTGCCATGATCCTCTGGGGATCGATGAAAGCAACGCCGAGGCCATCAACTTCGAGGCGGATGAAACTGATCACGCTCCATTGCCCTCCGCCTTGTCAGCGCGCTCCTGAGCGGCCTTGTCGGAGTATTGCAGGCCCTTGTAGCGGACCGACAGCTTGGCGATATTGGCTTCCAGCGTTTCCTCGCGAGTGACTTGGATGGCTTGCCGGATGACACCGACGCAAACCTCAAGGTTAGCGAGGTTGTATTGGATGCCTTCGCGATCGAGCGGCTTCTTGTATACGACATGCTTCTTGACCGTATCGAGAAGCTGGCCCCCTGCGATCGCCAGCAGCGAGGCACATTCGAGCGGTTCATTGGCAATCGTAAAATGCTTTTCGGTTTGGAACTGCATGATCTCATCGCGCGCGGTGCCGATATTCTGACGGACAGCCTCCATGTAGAACTCGATGTCGCCAAGCTCTTCGACCATGTTCTGAACATCGAGCGAGCCCGTAATGAACATCTGGGTGATGGCTTCGAGGACTTCGGTGGTTTCACCGGCGACACCGGTGGCACCATGCCACAGGTCGGCTTCTTCCGCCGTGAGGTTCTGGAGGATTTCCGGGCCGGGCTTCATGAGCCCGGCCACCATGTCCGCGTGGTTGATTTGGTCTTTCATATTCATCCTTCGTTTGCGATACGGACCGGAGCTTCGCCCGAATCGTTGTCTGCCAGTGCGTGTTCGGCATTGACGATGACAGCCCCATCGGTGTCTTTCGTCAGCTTTTCGGCAAAGTCCCAGCACGCTTGCTGGAAATTGGTGTCGCTCATCAGAGCACGCATGTAAAGTCCAACGCACTGAGCCGTCGTCGGAAGATACTGCCCTTCCGGATCGCCTCCCATGAACTCAAGGTGCGGAAGATAACGCCCGGTGTTGATGTCTTTGTCCACCAGAGTGAGACGGGCAACCACCGGTTCGGTAGCCGAGAGACACGGCGAGTCCGTGTTCTCCTCCATATTTTTCGCAATCTCGTGCGAAAACTTTACTACCGCGTCGATGAAACCATCATCCTCGATAAGCGTGTAGAGGTAATATCCGGTGAAGTAGGCAGCAGTCGCGATCCCCTGATCGATTTGCGCGCCTTCTGCATCGAAGTCTACCGAATAGGTGCCGGTTTCGAGGTCAAGGTCTTGGATAGTGATGGTAATTTTCGACATAGTGAGGCTCCGTTTATTATGTCGTGTTCGATCTCACTGAGCGGCTAATCCGCCAGCGCACTTAGTTGAGCGAGAAAACGTGAGCGAAAGTCTTGGATCGCCAGCAGTTGCTCTTCCCCCTCGGCCCAGTGGTTCGTGACCATCTGGCCCGGATGCAGATTTGCAATCATGTCATCGATCAAGGCTTCGGACTCGTGCTCTCCCTCTTTCGGCGTGATCCAGTCAGCCGTGATTCCAATCACGACGCCACCGACCTTCTCGATCGCCGCCTTCTCATTGGGGAAGCGGACATCGGTGATAACGACCTTACCACCGTTGACCGCTCGCTTCATCGTCGCCGACACCCAGATGCCGTCGTCGATAAGCTTGCGACCCCACTCAGTCCCCAAGGTTTGCATCGCGTGCCTCGGGGTTTGACCGTTCAGGTAATCGGTGGGTTGCTCTTTCAAATCACCCTCGATCATCCGCTCGATCGCGATATTATCTGCACCCTGATAGAACAACAGGGTTCGGAGCATATCTTTCAAGGCTCCGGCGAACTTCATGTTCTCGTAGCCCTGCAACATCAGCGCCTTTGCGCCGGTGTCCTTTCCCGCCCCCTTTCGCCCCGTAAGGCCAATGATTCGAGGAAGTTTCTTCACTTTGCTTATCCAATTCCTACAAGTCCAGTGGGAAAGACGAACCGTGCCTTACGCGTGATGAGTTGAGGAACGTTCCCTCGGTGACAAGCGTATATGTCTGTTCCCTAAATTTTCAGGCTACGATCACCAAACGCTGGGCGGCTCGCGTGATTGCGGTGTAAAGCCACTTATCGGCGTCGTCTCGGAAGACCATTGATTCGTCGTGAACGATCACCTCATCCCACTGCGAGCCCTGAGACTTGTGGCATGTGATGGCCCAGCCGAAGTCGATGTGGGCATCGCGAATGCGAGAGCGGAACGCGGCCTGTTTGGCTGCGGTGGCAAAGTTCTTCTCCCGCTTGATGTGCTCCTCGAAGAGCCCTTGGTAGGTGAACACGTTGTAGCGTCCGCCCTCCTCGGTTTCGATGTTCGCGATGAAACGATCGCGCCCCTCTACGGCATTGCCGTGGTCTTCGGTGGCGAAGACCTGCGTGCCGTTGACAAGCGCCTGGTGCTCCTTGTGGTTCTTGCAGATGATCAGCGGCTCGCCAGCCATCGGCAGTTCATCCAGAAGATCGCCTTCACGGCGCATACGGGCTGTCTGCTTCCAGCGGTTCTTGTTAGTGCCCACGATCACCTGACAATCTCGATCGAGGTCGAGCGTGTAGATGTCCTTCTTGCGGGGCACGATTAGCACGCCGTTACCATAGTCACCGAAATCGCACCGCTTACCCTTGCGGACCATGGTTGCGAGGTAGATGATCGGGTTGTCTTGCGCCTGACGATGGACCTCGGTGAGAAACGCGTCAGGCAGTTCACCGGGGATGAAGAAGCCGGGCTTATCGCCCACAGGCGGAAGCTGGCCGGGATCACCCATGACGAGGATCGGGATGTCGAAGTCGAGTAGGTCTTCGGACACTTCCTTGCCAACCATCGAACCTTCGTCCAGAATGATTAACTGGATTGCTTCCTTGACCAGAAGTGAGTCTGGGTTCAGGCTGAATCGAAGATCATTTATGTCGTAGGCACGATCGAGGTCCTTGGCGATGACCTGAGCCTTCTTCTCCATCTCCTTGAGATCGTGATCGCGGTCACCGGTATAGGGAGGCGCAATTGTGCCCTCCTTAACCATGGCGATCTCTTTTTCGAGGTTCTGGAGATCACGTTCCAGCACTTCGGCCTTCTGCATTTTGGGCAGATAGATGAGCTTGTGGATCGTGGTCGGCACCTTGCTGATGCCTTGTTGCTTGAGCTTTTCGCCCATGACCTTGGCGGCCTTACCGGTCGGTGCCGCGAACGCAATAGCCGACGGCGACAGGCCAGTCGCCTCGATGATGTCGGGCAGGATCGTGGACTTACCGGTCCCGGCAAAGCCACCAAGCGTAAAGGTCTTCTTGTGTTCAGATTCGTGGCGATACCACTCACCAATGTCCCTGACCGCTTTTTCCTGTTGCGGTGAGAGAGTAATCATACGCGCCTCCGTTTGCTCTTGAGAGCGTGCTATCCTTACGAAGATGCGTTTTTTAGCACGTCAGGCATGAGCGGCAAGCCAGCGGCCGACGGTGAAGTCGGACCGCCCTTGGCGGCGAAGCCCGGCGAGCGCGATTCGAAAACGGCGAGCATCGCCGACAGCAGATCGCGAAACTCCTGTTCACCCATCTGGAGCGTTCCGCGTCCGGTGATACCGATCGTGTA